GCCCGCGTGCTGCCACCCTCCGCACTCCAGAATGTCATTTACCAGGCTTTCGGCGGTGCTGCCGGAGTGGAGCCCGACGGCAGGATTCTGCCGTTCCGTCCCGGCATTGCCCGCGTCCATGTCATACCCACCGGCGGCACGCGCTTCTATAAGACCGTAACTGTGCAGGTGGTCGCCCCGGCTCTCCGGCTTGCCGCGCCGGGCGTCCTCCGCCTCGACAGTGCCGGCAATATCCGTTTAACTTAACATCTCCGTATAATGGCCAATATAATCACAAGCATTCGCGACTGGTTCGACCGCCCCACGCGCGCCGAAGTCATGACCCTGGCGCGAATGGCTTCCAGCAAACAGGGTCTCAAGATAACCGCGCAGCTGCTCCAGCAGACCGACACACTCACTAAAAAGGACATTAACGACTGGCGCAACGCCCACCAGGTCGCACTCGACTACGAAAACCCAAACCGCCAGCGGCTTTATGACATTTACGCCGACTGTGAGCTCGACGCCCACCTCTCCGGCTGTATCGCCCAGCGCAAGGGCAAAGTGCTGCAAAAGGATTTCCGCCTCGTCGACAGCAACGGCAAGGAAGATGTCGCCGCCACGGAACTGCTGCAACAGGAATGGTTCGCCGATTTCCTGGGCTATGTGCTGGACTCCGCATACTGGGGGCACTCGCTCATACAGCTGGGCGATGTCATTCGCGGCGACGGCGTCATGCGTTACGACTGTGTGGAACTGGTGCCGCGTAAACATGTGATCCCGGAATATGGCCGCGTGGTCATTAACCCCGGCGACGACTGGCGCAGCGGCATTCCGTACCGCGAGGGCGATTTTGCCAACTGGTGCGTGGAAGTGGGTAAGCCCCGCAACCTCGGCCTCCTGCTCAAATGTGCCTGCTCTTACATCAGCAAAAAGAATATGCTCACGTTCTGGGATATGTTCGGGGAGATATTCGGCCAGCCTATGCGCATAGCCACTACCAACAGCCCGGACGAAAGCGAGCGTGCCCGCGTGGAGCACGCGCTCGAAAACATGGGCGCGGCGTTCTGGGGTCTGTTCCCTGAGGGCACCAACATTGAGATCAAGGAAAGCAGCCGCGGCGATGCTTACAACGTGTTCGACCGCCGCATTGACCGCTGTAACTCGGAAATGTCAAAGGCCATTCTTAACCAGACCATGACCATTGACTCCGGGTCCTCGCTCTCTCAGTCCGAGGTGCATCTTGAAATTTTTGAGCGTACCACCGAAGCCGACGCCACTATGGCCGGCTATACTGTAAACGGCCGGCTGCTCCCGCTCATGGCCGCCCACGGCTTCCCGGTCAAGGGCAAACGCTTTGTCTGGAACAATGCCGCCAGCTACACCCCGGCCGAACAGCGAGAGATTGAACGCCTGCTCCTGGAGTATTACGAAATTCCCGCCGACTATTTCACCGACAAATACGGCGTGGCCATTGACAAGCCCCGCGAAAGCAAGACTCAGCCCGACCGTTTTTTCGACTGAGCCCCGCCTTGCAGCTGGCTGACACGGCGGGGCGGCTCCGGCGCTCATATCTCGCGTTTAACGCCGCTTTGGGGTCGTTGTATGAAAATGACTTGCTGGAGCTCGCGGACGCGACAGACAAGCCCAATTTTGACGACACGGCCTTTTTTGACGCTGCCGGCATGGTTTACAACGCCGGCGGCTTCGATGCCTCGCAGCTCACAACTCCCGAAGCGCGCCGCCTCATTGCCGAAACAGTGAAGCAGCTTAAAACGGCTATTGCCTCCGGCGTTCCCCATGAGGTCCCCGAAGTGGTGCGCTACGCCCTCGAAAATAACGCTTTTATTTTCTCCGGGTTCAAGGCTTACCACACTCTGCGCGAGGTGGGGCTGTCCCTCCTGACCGACAAGGGCGATATTAAACCCTTTGAAACGTTCCGCAAAGATGTTGAAACGGTAAACAACCGATATAATCACAATTACCTCTATGCGGAGTATAACCACGCCGTAGGCGCCTCCCTCATGGCTTCGCGCTGGCAGCAGATTGAAAAAGACGGCGACCGTTACGACCTGCAATATCGCACCGCCCAGGACGACCGCGTGCGTGAGGATCACGCCATTCTGCACGGCACCACGCTGCCGCCCTCCGACCCGTTCTGGTCGCTCTATCTGCCGCCCAACGGCTGGAACTGCCGATGCACCGCCGTACAGGTCCACAAGGGCAAATATCCCCAGAGCGACCCGACCCTCTCCATGCTCCGGGGCAACAACTGCACCGAAGCCGCCAAACAGCAGATTTTCCGTTTCAATCCCGGCAAGGACCTGCAACTGTTCCCACCCAAACACCCGTATTTCAAAGCACCCGAAGCGGCTAAACAGGCAATAGAGCAAATGAGTGAGGAACAGCAGCGCGACAAGCGCATCGCTGAAATTATCGCGGAACTGCCCGACACTCTGACCGAAGCGGAAAAAAAGCCCGTTGCGGAGCACTGTCTGGAAATAGAAAAAGCCCTCGGCATTACAAAGGGCAAGCCTATGAGCGTGGACGACGCCGACAAGCAGCACGCTAACCCCAATTATGGCAAGGAGCGCGGCTATGGTATAAACTGCCAGACCTGTTCGCCCGCCTATGCGCTGCGCCTCATGGGCTTTAACGTAACGGCGAAGTCGAACACTCCAGGCACAAAACTGGATTACCTGAGCCGGGGCAACCAGCTGTGGGAACAGTGGCAAAATCTCGACGGAACGCCGGCGAAGCATACCAGCATCAACGACTGGATGGCCGGTAAAAAATACAAACTTATGACACAAAAAAGGTATGTGGAGTTTTTCAATGAGATTTGCAAGGATCCCGGCGTTTATATGCTCTCTATCGGCTGGAAAGGGGGCGGCGGTCATGCCACCATTTTACAACGTTTTGCCGACGGCACTCTGCGCTATATTGAGCCGCAGCATGACAACTCCAAAGGGTCCGGGCGTGAAAGCCACGATTTGGACTGGCTCGGTAAAAACGGCGCGGCAACCATGCACGGCTGCCGCGGTATAATGCGAGTGGATAACAAACTATTTAATGTCGCTTTCGCTGAGATTTTCGACAAATGACCCGATTATTTCAAGGGCTTCAAATTCGCCCACCTCCCGGAGTTTGTCGCCTTTCACCAGGTACACCGGGGGAAAGCCAGCGGTTACATCATCAGGAAAACGGTAATAAAAAGCCTCCGCACCCTGGTACTGCCCGAGGTGCTCTATGTGGTCGCCGTACATATCAACAAGATACTGCGCCGCCTGTCTGACTTTTGCCGGTATTTCCATATTGCCGCAAATTTACAACATTTTTCTGATATAACAATAATTAAACACCAATTTAATGCTCGACCCCAGCAAGTTAAAAGCCGACATTCTCGAAGATATGCGCGTGGACCTCTCCGACGAGTTCGACCGCAACTTTGAACGTAAGGGCTTTTTCTCCGACAAGTGGAAGCCCCGCGCCCACAATTACCCCCGTGGCTCGCTGCTCATGGTCAGCAGCGCCATGCGCCGCTCCGCCCAGGGGCAGGTGTCGGGCGACGGTGTGCGCTTCTCATCGGCTCTGCCTTACACAACCCTCCACAATGAGGGCGGCAAAATAACCGTTACCGCCAAAATGAAACGCTTCTTTTGGTACAAGTACAAACAAACCAAAGACGAAGCGTGGAAGCGCATGGCTCTTATGAAAACCGGCAAGATCATAACTATGCCGCAGCGCCAGTTCATCGGCGACGGTCCCGACACGCAGCGCATCATCCGCGAAGCCATAGACCGCAACCTCCAAAAGTTCAATTTATCACTTACCGAATTTTTACGAAAATGAGAAAACAGATTTTTAAGGCTATCGCCGACGCCGTGGCTGCCGTTCCCGGCGTGGCTTTCGTTGACCTCTGGAACAATCAGGTCCAGACCCTCAACGGCGGCAAGGCTTTCGCGCTCCCCGCCGTGTTCGTTGAGTTTGAGGCGGTCGAATGGAAGCAGCAGAACATGGGCGCGCGCCGGGGTTCTCTTGCCGTCCGCCTCCATGTCGTTACCCGTGCCGTGCCGACACACGGGCACAAGGACCCGCGCATAAATGAAGCCCTGGCGGTGTTCGACCTGCTCGACGCCATTAACGCCGCTATGCAGGGATTACGCGGCGAGAATTTCTCCGGCTTCATGCTCACAACATCGGCAACCAACCACGATCACGCGGAAATTGTCGAAAATGTGGAGCGATATGTCTGCGGCGTGCAGGACTTAACCGCAAGGCGCCCCGTCAGGGCTGTTTCGGGACTCTCTGTCGCGATTTCTAAGGCTGACTAATACAACAACACCCCCGGCGGCTCTTGCGTCCGTCAGGGGCGTTTTTTTACAGTTCATCAAATAACGATGGTTGCGTGTCTTGGCGGCTTTCCGTGTCCGGGGGCAGACCCAGCATGTTCAGATAGGTGCGGTAGCAGATACCAAACTCAGGCTCTATCCAGTGCCGCCATACGGCTTTGTAACATTTGGCCTGGTTCCCGGCCTCATAGTGCAACGCCGTGAGCGCTTTTACTTTTTCTGCCCGCGCCAATGTGCTTTTGTGCCTTTTTCTCTTTGCCATTCGCCGATTTATTTGTATCTTTGCACCGTCCTTTTACACAAGGCTCGGCGCTGGCGTTTGGCTGTTTAGGCAGCACGCTGGCGCGGTCTTTTTTATTCCGCTGCCTCCGCCTCGGTTCCCTCTGCTTCCGCATCAGGTTCCGGGGTCGTTTCATTCTCCAGCAGCAGGTCCACATCGGTAATGCCCAGCGGTATGTTGACCCATGCCCCGGTCTTGGGGTTCTTGCGCTGTGCCCGGATATAACGGCGCGTGATGCTCGGCTGGTAACTTTCCTCGATTATCTTCACGCCCTCCAGGAATTGGTCGTCGCGGCTTTCCTCTGCCATTTTGCGCAGCTGGAGCACGCGGCTGGCCTTGAGGTTCCCCTGACCGTCCCGGCTCAGCAGGCGCAGAACTGCCGACACAAGTGCCTTGCTCTTGTCGTCGGTCGCCAGGCTCTCAATATAGCCGCGCACCATTGCGATGCCGTCCTCCACTGTGTCCCGGTAGCCGTCCACAGTATTGACCCCCAGAGTGAGGCGCAGGGTGCTGTCGCTGTTCGTGAACGTGTGGCTATATTGGCCGCCGTCCTTGGTGCCGAATAACTCGGCTTTCATGTCGATAATGGCCGCGAAGTTGCCGAAGACCGTATCCTTAACGGCTTTGATGTCGCCGCTCAGGTTCAGCAGTTCCGGGATTGCCTGCTCCAGTTCATCATCGACCATTTGCGCGTAGGTCTCGCGCTGCTGCTTGCGTTGCTCCGCAGCTTCCTTTTTCGCTTTTTCAGCCTTGAACGCTTCCCATTCGGCGCGTTCTGCGGCTGACATTGTTACTTGTTCACTCATTGTTAAATGGGTTTTAAGTGGTTGTTAAATTGTGTTTAACTGTTTCGGTGCATGTCCTTTTACACCGGCTCAGCGTTATTCATAATCTTCTGCGTCCGGGCTCTCGAAATTGAGGCTCCCGGCTTCCTCGCTCGCCCACCATGCCAGGGCGTCCAGCAGCTCGATTTTGGCGTTCTCTGCCATGCCCTCCGTCTGCTCCAGTATGTAGGCTTTAATTTTTTCCAGTTCGTGGGTCATAATTTCGTGGGTCTTGATTTATTGTGCTTAGTTCTATTCGTTTGGGAATAACTACGCCCCAATTGCATGACCGGCAGCACTCGCCGTCCTCTTTTACAGGGTATGGGTCGTTTCCATACTCTGTAAATTCTTTGCCGCAGATGCAGCACACTTTTTTGTCCTTTTTCATCGGCTCGTTAGTTTAGCGTGGGGTCAATTTCGCCGCCTGCCGAATAATGTTGCATCAGCATCGCGTCGGTCAGAGCGTCAACCGCCCGGGCGTCCTTGACTTTGTTGTTAAATGTCGCTATGAGGTTGCGCAGCCGCTCCCTCGGTATCTTGTTAAAATCGGCGTAACCGCTGGCGCGCATGGCTATGCCCTTAATGATTGATATGTTCGACTGCTGCCCGGTTTCCCGGAGCCAGCCGCCGATTGCCGCAATTACCTGCTTGCGCAGTTTGTCAAGTCGTGCCGTGCCCTGCTTCTCGTCCACCTGGGCGCTCAGCTTTCCGCAGATGTCTATGAGCTGGTGCTGCGTCAGGTCGCGGCTGCTCTCAACACCCCAGCTTGTCAGGATCGCACGCTTCGCTTCATCATCAAGCCCCAGAACTGTGCAAAGGGTATGATATTTTTTCAGCAGTCCGCGGTGTATTTCGTCCATTGTCTTGTTTTCTTTTGCCATAGTCGTAATTATTTGATTTGTTCGGCCCAGTAGTCGTTTGCGCCCTGCTCCCAGATTATGAAGTCCGCGCCGCCCTCGCCTTTGTCCCGGTCCTCGTAGCGCGTTGTTACAAATGCCTTGAAGCCCTCGACCTTGATTTTGATGTCCGCGTCATAGCGTATCTTTTTCGCTATGTGCCCGTCCGGATCCTTGCCTGCCTTGTCGGCCTGGCTTATGAACACGAACAGTTTGTCAGGAAATTCAGCTTTTAGATCCTTGAATTGCTTCATGTAGAATTTGTCCAGATATTGCAGGCTGTCGATCACGATTATTTCAGGACTTTTGCGCTTCCGCAGTCGGGCGCACAGTTCCGGCAAGTCCTCTTTGTTCAGCAGGATTATATTGCTGCCGGCTTCCGCCATGCCCACGCGCTCCCATGCCTTTTGAAGCGATAGGCTCAGACCTTGTTCCAGACTGTCGTAAGCCACGCGACGGAAGCCGGCCAGATACTTGCAGAGCTGGAGCGTGAAAGTCGTTTTGCCGCTGCCGCTGTCGCCCCAGATAAGCCACACCCCGCGGAGCTCCGGGCGGCCGAAGCTCGCCAGGAACGGCCCGTCGAAGTCTGCGGTCTCGAATTGTGCCGCCAGCACGTTTTTGTTACTTATCGCTCTGCCCATTGCTCTTTATTTTTTCG